AAGGACGCCACGGCCGCGCAGATGGAGCTCAACATGGGCACCACGTCCCCGCAGCGCATCTGCGCGGAAAAGGGTCGCGACTACTTCGACGTGATCGACGAGATCGCGGAAGCACGCGAGTACGCGAAAGAGAAGAAGGTCAACCTCGACGTCGTGCCGCTCGCGATTACGATCGCCGCCGACGCGAACCCGGATCTCCCGCCGTCGAACACTGAACAAAAGGGGCGCGTGCTACCGCTCCGCACGGGGACTGCATGACGACTACACAGCTCATCGCCGATCGCTTCGCCCCCTTCTCGAGGGAGAACCCGGTCGGGTTCCAGACGCGCGAATTCACGGTCCGTGCTGAACCGGTCGGCGAGGGTGATGCTCGCCGCCTGCGGCTCGCCATCAGCTCAGAGGCGCCGGTCGAACGGTGGAGCTGGGATCCTGAGTTGCGCGAGTCCGGCGGCCTCTACGACGAGGTGCTCGATCATGGCCCCGACGGGCCGGATCTGTCGTACGTCCGAGACGGCATTCCGATCTGTTTGGATCACAATCTTCGCATTCAGGTCGGTCTCGGGACGACGCCGGAGCTCGGCGACGACGCGATGCTCCGCACCGACGCGCGCGAAGGAAATCACCCGGAAGCGCGATGGGTGTTTGCGGACATGGAAGGCGGCATCCGACAGAAGGTGAGCGTCGGATACTGGCCTGGCACGAACTACGTGCAGACCAAGGATGAACGCACCGGTCGCATCACGCGCCGGTACAAGGGCTGGACACTGTACGAAGTGTCTAGCGTGGCGGTGCCGGCGGATTATGCCGTCGGTGTCGGGCGCAGCGCACTCGGCGCGGCGCGAACGGAACAGGCCGTAGACCCGGCCAATTCGACTCAGGAGACTACCATGACGGTAGACACGACGTCGGAGCGGGGCGCGGCCCCGGCTCCCGACACTCGCGCCACCGAGCTCGCCGTGCTCGCGCGCAACTTCCCCACGCACGCGCGTCTCGCCGAATGGATCGGTGAAGGTGTCAGCGTTGACGCGGCTCGTGACGAAGTGATGCGCAAGCTGCAGGCCGCCGCCGAACAGCGTGCCCCGATCAACGGCACGCAGCCGGCGAGCACCACGCACAACCGCGAAGAAGATCGTCCGTGGGCCGAGGATGGCTCGGACTTCTTCCGTGCCATCGTGACGGCGTCTCGGGCGCCCGAACAGATGGACCCGCGCCTGCGCGCTGTCCGTGCGCAGAACACGGCGCTCGGCGAGGAGGGTGGCTTTTCCGTCCCGGCGTCGGTCGTGAACGTGATGCTCGAGGCCACCGTGACGGGAGGCGATGTCCTCTCTCGCGTGCGCACGCGTCCGCTGACGACCGGCAACACCTACACGGAAACGGTCGTCAAGGAAGAGGCGCGCACGGACGGTAGCCGCAACGGCGGTGTGCGCGGCGTGTGGCTGGCGGAAGACGGCACCTACACCGAGTCGCAGGCCGCCACGCGGCAGGTCGAGCTCAAGGTGCAGAAGCTCGGCGCCTTGGTGAAGCTCACTGAAGAGCAGATCGAGGATGGTCCGGCACTCGTCTCGTTCTTGACGGAGCAGGTCCCGGAGGAGCTGCGCTTCCAGGCGGAGCGCGCGGTATGGGAAGGCGACGGCACGGGCAAGCCGTTGGGCCTGATGGGCGGGGGGGCCCTGATCACCGTCGCGATCGAAGGCACGCAGACGATCGCGAACACGAACCAGTTCATCTGGCGCAACGCAGCCAAGATGTACAGCCGCCTCACGACCTCGCTGCGTCGTAACGCCGCGTGGTTCATCAACGACGAACTGTGGGCGAACATCCTCACGGCGACGGCTGGCTCGAGCGCCGGTGCGGTGCCGATGTTCACGCCCCCGGGGCAGATGCAGCAGTTCCCCGACGGCGCGATCTACGGCCGCCCGATCGTGCCGATCGAGTATGCGTCGGCGGAAGGCGTCGTCGGTGACTTCGTGCTGGCGAGCCTCTCTGACTACTTGCTCGTGAGCAAGGGTGGCATCAAGCAGGCGACCTCGATGCACGCCGAGTTCGTGCGCGATCGTCAGCTCATGAAGTTCACCTGGCGTGTGAACGGTGCCCCGCGCACGAAGGCGCCGGTGACGCCGCTGAAGGGCTCCGCGACCAAGTCGCCGTACGTCGCCCTCGCGGCCCGCAGCTGATCCTGAGAGCGGCCGGTCCTTCGTGCCGGCCGCTCACTTCCCTCTCTCTGGAACCTGACGATGCCTACGATCTACCCCGAAGCCGTCCACACGGTGGACATCATGGCGCCGGCAGCGGACGCGGCCGGCCGCAGCTCGGATGCCATCAGCCTCAAGAACTACAACCTCGCCATCATCGAAGTCTCGGTGAACCAGGGCAATGCCGCGACGGTGGCCCTGACCGTCCAGCAGTGCACCCTCGTGGACGGTACGGGTGCCAAGGCCCTCGGCACCAGTGTGCCGATCTACGCCGCGCAGGACGTCGGAACAACGGACGTGCCGACGCGCCAGGCGGACGGTGTCGCCTTTACGACCTCGGCCGCGACGACGCGCAAGACCGTCCGGTTCGTGATCGACCCCGCCACGCTGGATCTGGCGGGTGGATTCGATGTCGTCCGCGTCAACACGGGCGCCTCGAACGTCGCGAACATCACCGCCGCCAAGGCGATCCTGTTCCCGAAGTATCCGGGGACGCCGGCCATGTCGGCGCGCATCAACTGATGCGGATCGAACTCCGGTTCGGCTCGCGCGTGGGGGAGGTCGTCGACTTCCCCCCGTACGAGGCGCGCGCCATGGTGGCCGACGGACGTGCGACGATCCCCGTGGATCGTCAGGCGGACCCGAATCATGTCGAGCACCGAACCGATCGCGGAATGCCGCGCAGTCGCAAGCGCGTGACCCGGTAACACGAGATGCCCGTCGACACCGCCCGATACACCGCGATGATGCTGCGCCGCGCCCCCGACTCCGTTCGGGTGGTGTGGGGCAGCCTCGTCACGTACGGCCTGTTTCGGTCGGCGGGTGACCTCGAGGCGGTGGACGGCGGGTTTCTGCCGGTGACCACGCGCTCGCTGCTCATTCAGGCGGGCGCGCTCACGGGACTTGGCCAGAACGCCACGGTCACGATCGCGCCGGCAAGGTCGCCCGCGTCGACGACCACGTATCAGATCCGCTCGCCCGCGCTCTCGGTCGAGAACGGCGATATGGTGCGCTTCCTCGTCACCCCGGTGACCTGAGATGCTCATCGATGTCGTCAAGATCGTCGACGCGTGGGTCACCAACGCCACGCACGGTGTCGCAGCCGGGTTGGCCGTAGTGCCGATCAGCGGCGGCGTCACGCGGGCGACGGCGCCGACGGTCTTCAACGAGGCCGATCACGAGGAGGCCAGCCGCCTGCAGGCCCCGGACGCGCTGCCGGCGCTGGTGATCAACTCATCCGGCACGCTGCAGCAGACGACGCCAGGCGTACGGCCCTTCCCGGCAGACGTCGAGGTCGAGCTCGTGCTCCGGCACATCGTGCGCGACCACGAGACCGACGACGCGTTGTCGGTGCTGATGCAGGGGCAACGCGCGATTCAGCGCACGATGGCGCAGCTGTTCGTCGTCGTCGGCAACGAAGCTGCCCGCACCCGCAACAGCGTGCAGCTCTACTCCCTTCGCTCGTACCGCGGCGAACTGTATCGCGGGAACGAGGACTCCATTCTGACGATGGCGCACACGTACACGTTCGCGGTGCGCGACACCTGGGCTCTCGCATGACCAACGAATACTTCCTGCATCCGGTCTCGCCCAGTGAAGCGGCCCGGATCGCCTTCCCGATCAACCTGCCGCTCAGCGAGCGCGAGGCGTACATGGCCGCGCCGCCGGCGGACGTGATTGCGGCGGCCGAGCGCGAGGCGCACGACAGCCGCCCCCCTGCCCCGCCCGCCGAGACGCCGGACGTGGCCGACCCGTTTCCTTCCGACGAGGACTGATCCATGCCCAGTGTTGCGCAGAGCAATCTCGTCATCGGGACGGTGGCGAAAGAAGAAGTCGATCCGAATACTGCAGAGACCCTGAGCGTCTCCGCGGACGGCCTGAACACGTACATCGGCGACGGGGATCCGCAGCCGCCCACGCCGATCGAATACATCTTCGACGGCAACACCGGCCGCTCGGCGGGCAATCTGGCCCCGCAGCGCCGCACGAACCCGAACGGTGCGTTCCGGCAGGGGCAGTTTCAGTGCCAGGCGCGCGGATTGGGCAGCACGTACAGCGCCGTCCTCACGCCGCCGCGTGAAGTCTTCCGAATGCTGAAGGCGGCTGGCTACGACCTCACGTACAGCGCCACGCCGACACCGCAGTGGACGGCCACGCCGACGCCGTTCTCGACGATCCCCACGCACCTGACACTCGGGGTGTACGCCCAGGGCGATCTCTACATGCAGCGCGGCGTGCAGTCGAACTTCTCGTACGCCGCCGAAGGCCTCGGCGTCCCGACGTGGACCTTCGACTGGCAGGGCATCTTCACCAGCGTGGCCAACGCGGTGATGCCGGTGATCACGCTGCTGGCGTCGGACGTGTTGCCGCCGGTGGCCTCGGGGGTGACCGTCAACATCAACGGGGCCAGTGGCCTCGTGCTGCGGAGTGTCTCGTTCAACCGCAATCGCCAGATCGCGGCGGCGCGTGTCGCCCAGAACGTGGCCGGGGGTCATGCCGGCCTCGTGGCGAGCAGCTTCTCGCCGGAGTGGGAGATCGAGATCGAGCGTCCGCTGCGGTCGGCACTCAACCCTGAATCGCTGCAGGCGTCCGCGACGTCGATCCCGTTCAGCGTGCAGTACGGCGCGACGCAGTTCAACCGCTGGCAGCATAGCACCGCCCAGGGGCAGATCATCAACGTGCAGCCGGGGAACGATGGCGGCATTGCTACGGTCCGGTTCACGGTCCGCGGGCACGCGTCGACGCCGAGCACGAACGACGCGGAATCCCTGCTCATCAATTGAGCCGGTGGCCTACACCGCTGCCGCCCTGAGTGCTGCCTCGCGCCCGGTCACGATCACGATCGGGCGCGTGTCAGATCGTCGCGGCTGGCAGTGGCTCTCGCGCTGGTGGGTGCAGCGGTGCCGGACATGGACGGCGAAGCCGCTCAGCGTGCCGCAGATGATCGCCCTGCAAGCGTCGGGGCGCGATCCCGTGCAGCAGCTCATCACCCTGTACGCGCTGCTGCGGGCCGTGCTGCCGCGCCGCTGGTGGTATCGCCTGGTGGGCGATCCGGTGCGACTGCTCTTCGCGTTGCCGGAGCCGCTGATGAAGAAGGTGCTCGTCGCCCTCGTCACCGTGCCGAACACGGCGCGCGACGTGAGCGCGGAGTCCGAGTCGTTGCTCGAGGCGATCCGGCGGGAACAGCGCGAGCTCGCCCACGGATCGCGTCCGGCGACCGGCGGGTCGCTCGCGGTGGCCGCGCTCAGTGTGCGCGAGGTGTACGGCGACGCGTGGTACTACGACCCGCAGCGCTGGCCCACGAGTGACGGGTATGTGCCGTACGCGGTGGCGCTGGTCGAGTACGAGGGCGTGCAGGCACTGCAGGTGCGGCGACGGTTGGAGATCGCAGACGGATTCACGATTGCGCACGGGAAGCCGGCGCAGCGCCGGCAGATGGAACGGATGGCGTACCCGCAGGAGGTGTGCTGATGGCAAAGCGGCAAGTCACGGTCGTCATCAACGGCGAAGAGACCGTCAGCGAGGCGACGGACAGCGCAGGCGGCGCCCTGGAAGGTCTGTCGTCGAAGATCCCCGGGTGGACGAAGTCGCTGGCGCTGATGACGCTCGCGTATCAGGCCGTGAAGACGGCGATCAGCGCCGCGACGGACTACGTGCTGGACTCGTTCGTCGCCTATGACCGTTTTGCGGCCTCACAGACGAAACTCGCGTCACAGTCGAAGCTCACGGGCATTTCGCTCGGGGAGCTGAACAAGATTGCGGACGAAGGGCGCGAAAAGTTTGGGCTGTCCACCGTTACCGCGAACGAAGCGGCAACGACGGTCGGCAAATATGCGAGCCGCGCAGGGGACGCGACCAAAGCCAACGCGTTACTGGCCGCTGCGCTCGACTTGGGTGCTGCCTCGGGGCTCGATGCCGCCGCGAGTATGGAAGCCCTTGAAATGGGCCTCCGTGGGCAGGACGAAGGGTTCGACAAGCTGCTCGGGAAGAACCCGTCGTCGATCTGGAAAGAGTTTGCCGACGCGAACGGGCTGGCCGTCGGCAAGATGACGGACACCGAAAAGCGCATGGCCGAACTCACCGCCATCATGGACGCGGGCGGTAAGGTGACCGGCAGTTATGCGGACCGTCTCGAATCCGGCGCGGGCGCACAGGATCGGCTGAACAACAAGCTCGATGAGGCGACGGTCGCGTTTGGACAAGCAATTCAACCGGCGCGCATTTTCATTGTACAGGGACTTTCGACTCTTGTTGACATCGGCGGTCGCGTCGTGCTCGCCATTGGGCGCGTGGTCAACGCGCTCGTCGTGGGCTTTACCGGCGCCGTAGAAGGGGCTCGCTCCGTCGTTGGCGGGTTTGCCGTCGCGCTCGGGAAGCTGACGGGGAACAAGGAGCTTGAGGACTGGGGCCGCGTGCAGGCCAACGCGTTCAGTGATTTTCAGGCGCAGCTTAAGAAGCTGGAAGACAAGTATTTGACGACGGGCAAGGCGGCGGAAGAGAGCGCGACGCGGCAGAGTGCCGCTGTCACGCGAGTTGCCAGCACGGCCAAAGCCGCGACGGAAACGACGGCACAGGAACTTGACCGGCTGAATAAGGCCATTGACGCGAAACTCGGGAAGCCAATGGAGGTCGCCATCGGTTTGACCGAGGGCGCCATTACGCGTCTTGGACAGGCAGCCATCGGGCAACTGCCAACCAACCAGAGCGAAAAGTTTCTCGCGCATATGCAAGGCCTCGCCGCCCAAGCGGGCGAAGCGCGAGACAAAATG